CATATCAATCTATTGTGAAAAGATAGGTGTCGAACCTGTATCAGTTGCAAAATTATTAACAAAAAGTTTAAAAGAAAAAATAGAGGCAAATGCTAGAGATTTAAATTATCTTCCTAAGGCAGCAAAATTACCTATGTAATGCAACCAATAGATGCGTATTTAATGTATTGTGCGATGAAAGCACATTTTGATAAAAGTGATTATGACTTTGTAAAGTACAATGGTAAATCTAAAGTATCAAGAGATTCATTCTATAAAAGAAACGACAGAGTTTTTTTTGTTAAACTTACTCGTAAGTATAAAAGTAAACAAGATATACAAGACTACTTACTAGCTAATTTCTTAGTACATCCAAAAGGTTGGGTGGGTAAATTTGATGAAGATAATTATATACAATGGCAAAGAAAGATACAAAGTTTAAGTTATACATTTAAATCAGAAATTCAATCAATATTAGATTCAAAACTTATTGCGGTATCTGAAAATACACATCCTAAATTGTTAAAAGAATATTTGGGTAAAAGAGTATCACTAGAAAGTATGGTTATACTTAATAGTATATTACAGTTTCATAAAGTATGGAATGTTAAACTTGAAGAAGATTACGCATGGAAAGATGTTTATAAACTTATGAATGACTATAACTCATTTCTTAAATTTGATACTAAGAGTTTTAAACTAATATTAAAAGGATTGATGAATGAATAGACCTGATAAATTAGATTGGTGGATTAAATGGTTTTCAAGTATAGTCTTGATTATAGGAGCTGCAACAACAGCACTTAACATGTATCCATATAATATGTATTTTCAGTTTACAGGTATTACAGGTTGGTTAATAGTGGGTTGGATATGGAAAGACTGGTCATTGATAGTTGTTAATATAGTAGGTTCACTAATACTACTTGTTGGTATTTTACACTATCATTTTTTTACAGATTGGTATTTAATAATACATGAAAGATATATAGAGGTAGGTTTATGACAGAAGAAACACAATACAAAAAATATACATTAAAAATAGATGGTAAACCTACATATGTTTACGCATGTAAAAATTTAACTGAAAAAGAAGCAAAAGAAGATATAAAAAATAGATTTGGTACTTCTAAAATAACAAACATTAAATTATCATGAAATCACTAGTTTATGGAAATGGCGAATCTAGACAGGTTTGGGATATAACTAAAAAATATAAGGGATTTACTACATGGGGCTGTAATGCAATATATAGAGATGCCGTTGTGGATAATCTTGTTGCAATAGATTATGGTGTACAACAAGAAATATATGAATCTGACTATGCAATAGAAAATAGATGTCATTTTGCTGATTGGGCAATACTAGAAGATTTTGACCCAGAGTTTTTAAAAATGAATTATACACCTATGGATATACATGAAACAGAAAAAGGTGATATTGCATCTTGCGTGGTTCAAGGTAAAGAAAGAGAAACTGCAGAAAAAAATTATGAAGAAATGATAAATCAGTTTCCTCATTTAGATAAAGAAGATTGTAAGAATAAATGTTATACAAATGTGGGTTTATATATTACATGGTTGAAAGAAAATGATAGTGTTGAATACATTGAGTATCCTAGAGAATGGTGTGCAGGTGCAACTGCCATGTATTTAGCATGTCAAGAAGGTGATGATGAAGTGTACATGTTAGGATTTGACCTAAGTGAATATGATGAACCTATTAATAACATATACAAAGGAACAAAGAATTACTTATCAGAAACATCAAAAGGATTCAATACTGATAATTGGACTACACAATTAATTCAAATATTTAAAGACTTCCCAGAAACACAATTTTATTGGGTTGTAAAGGAAGATGCTAGTCCTTTAGTATGCAATAATGTTAAAAGTATTACCTACAAAGACCTTGACAAAAGATGTCAAATGTAGTATAGTAGCAAGATTAACTATTATAAATAGTTATGTATCGCAAGATACACACATAAACATACGATAAAATATAATAACATAAGGAGAAAATATATGTCATTAGATAGTCTAAAAAGTAGTGGGTCACTTAATAAGTTGCTAGACGCAGCAAAAGGTGAATCTGCTCCCCAAGAGAAAAAATCATATGTAGATGAAAGACTGTGGAAACCAGAGCTAGATAAGTCTGGCAATGGATATGCAGTAATTCGTTTTTTACCAGCCGTTCAAGGCGAAGACCTACCATGGGCAAAAGTGTGGAATCACGCTTTTCAAGGCCCAACAGGTCAATGGTATATTGAAAACTCTCTAACAACACTCAATCAGAAAGACCCTGTATCTGAACATAACACTAGATTATGGAACACAGGTTTAGAATCTGACAAAGAGATAGCTCGTAAACAGAAAAGAAAATTACAATACTTCTCGAACATTTACATAGTAAGTGATACGAAACACCCAGAGAACGAAGGTAAAGTATTCTTGTTCCGTTATGGAAAGAAAATCTTTGATAAGGTAACTGCAGCAATGTCACCAGAGTTTGAAGATGAAAAGGCAATCAACCCATTTGATTTTTGGGAAGGTGCTAACTTCAAATTAAAAATCAGAAAAGTAGATGGTTATTGGAACTATGATAAATCAGAGTTTGAAGACACATCAAAACTTTTTGAGGATGATGGTGAAGCAGATAAAGTTTGGAAAGCACAACACTCTCTTGCAGAGTATACTGCATCATCAAACTTTAAATCTTATGATGAGTTAAAGACCAGACTAGATGCAGTCCTTTCTGGCACTGTAAAAGTTGGTAATGTTGCTGATGATTTAGATGATGCACCTGTTGCAAAACCTAAAGTTGATACAAAACCTGTGGCTACAAAAGTGGAAACACCTGTAGTTGAGGAAGATGATACATTAGCATATTTTGAAAAACTAGCTGAGTAATCTATGGAGTGCCTCTATTCTATAGGGGCACTTTTCTTGTATAATTCTATACAATCCTTATAAATACATATATGGCAAAAAGTAAATATATCCAAAGTGTCTTAAAGGCAGCAGGTGGTAGACCTAAATCAACCCAATGGTTTCGTGATAAAATCAAGGAATTTGGAACACCGAAGTCTGCTGATTTGATTCGTGATGGTAAAAGAACTTCAACACCCACCTTTGGTCTACTAAATATGTTTGTATATGACCCTAAACTAAAAGAGAAATTACCATACTATGATACATTTCCTTTAGTATTACCTATTGAAGAATATAGTAATGGGTTTTTAGGAATCAATATGCACTATCTGTCTATGCCTATAAGAATTAGATTATTAGATAGACTAGTGGATTATAGTAATAATGATAAGTTTGATAAATCTACTAATTTAAATGTAAATTATAGTAATTTAAAAAGGATAGACTTAATCAAACCTTGTTTAAAAAGATATTTAGCAAGTAATGTTAGAACTAAGTTTAGAAAAGTAGAAGCAGATGAATTTATGGTGGCAACACTATTACCTGTACAGAGATTTAAAAAACAATCTGACAGTCATATATTTGCAAAATCAAGAGGAATGATATAATGGCATTAGATTTCGGAAGTTTAATAGAGGCAGGCTCTGCTTCAGTATTAAATGAATTACTTGCACCAATGAGAGATGATGATGGTATTGCATTACCTTCAAGATATGAAGTAAGATTTGGAGCACCATCAGGTAGTAGGGGTACAGGTGGCCCTGGTGCATCACAAAATTTATTTTCACAAATATTGTTTGAAGATATAGGTGGTGGTATTACAAGAGATGTTGCATATCAATGTCACACTATAGCATTACCTTCTCGTGCTTTAACAACAGTTGCTGATGAAACAATATATGGCCCTGCTAGAAACTTAGTACAAGGATATACATTTGGTGATGTTAATGCAACTCTTTATTGTCATAATGACATGAGAGAAAAGAAATTTTTTGAAACATGGCAAAGAATAGCATTTAACCCACAAACATTTGCAATGGGTTATTATGATGATTATGTGGGTAATGTAAAAATCTACACACTAGACCAACAAAACAATAGAAGATATGGTGTTGAGTTAGTTGAGGCTTTCCCTGAAACTCTTTCAGAACAAGCTCTTTCTGGCGCAGTTGCTACATCAGCTATTGAAATAACTGTTGGTTTTAAATATAGATATTGGAGAAATCTAACTGATGAATCTGAATTACCTAAACCACTATTAGATAGACTACAAAATGTGCTTGGTAATCAAGTCGAAAGACAATTATTGAGCAGAATACCAAAAGTATTAAAAAGATTATAATTAAGGAGTGAAAAATTATGGCTTTACCTAAACTTGAAACACCAGTTTATACTTTAACTTTACCTTCAACAGATGAAAAAATAAAGTATAGACCGTTCTTGGTTAAAGAACAAAAGAGAATGATAATGGCACAAGAATCTGAAAATGAAACAGAATTACTTGATGCTATGAAACAGTTAATTCGTGACTGTACATTCAATAAAATAGACCCAACAACATGTCCTTTGTTTGACGCAGAGTATGTGTTTTTACAAATAAGAAGTAAATCAGTTGGTGAAACTATATCTGTAAATATTACTTGCCCAGATGATGAAAAAACTATAGTATCAAAAGATATACCTATAAGTGAAATTAAAGTGTCTGTTTTTGATGACCATACAAATGAAGTAAATGTAACCGATGATGTTAAAATGACTTTTGATTATCCTTTACTTTCATCTTATGCTACATATAATAGTGTATCAACAACAGAGATAGCATTTACAATTATAAAAGATTGTTTAGAAACTATATCTTGGGGTGATAAAATATATCAAAAAGTAGATATTAATGATAAAGAATTAACAGATTTTATTGATAGTTTAAATAATGAGCAATTTGAAAATGTTATGAAGTTTTTTAATACTATGCCTAAACTAAGACATGTTATTGAAGTTGAAAATCCTAACACTAAGGTAAAAAGTGAAGTACCTCTAGAGGGATTAAGAAGTTTTTTAGTATAGGGCTCTCTCATGAGAGCCTAAAAAATTACTTCAAAAGTAATTTTGCACTCATGCAACATCATAAATACTCTTTGACAGAGTTAGAAAATATGATGCCATGGGAAAGAGAAATATACATGGCAATGTTACAACAACACATAAAAGAAGAAAACGAAAGAATAGAAAAGGAAAATAAGAGAATAAAAAATGGCTGATATAGAAACTAAAAAAGTGAACATAGAATTAGAAGTAGACACAAATGTTGTTGATTCTAATAAAAACAAATATCAATCATGGATAGATATGGCAAAAGCTGTGGATGCATGGAGAATATTCCCACGACTATTTTTAACAGTATACATTATATTGTTATATAAATGTGTTATTTGGTATATGAATCTATTGGCTCCGACTATGGAACAGTCTGGGTTGATAAGCATTGTTGTGGGTGCTGGTGCTGCATGGTTTGGACTATACACAGGAACGAGTAAAAAATAATGGCTAAGAAACCAAAAAAACCAGAATCAAAATTTGATGATAGTAATATAGAAGGCTTAAATAAGCACATGGATGCTTTGAATTTGAACTTTGAAAGTCATAGAAAAGTAAATGAAAAACTTTTAGAAAAAAGAAATAAGATGGCCGCTGAGGCAACTGGTCTTACTATAAAACAAGCACATGATAGGCAAGAGTATCAGAGAG